AGGTTTCCGCCGATCAACTGGTTTTCAGATAACGTCTTTTGTCATACACTTACGGTATGTGACTTTAAGCATTTTGTTTCAAGGAGTTACGTTCACCACGCGGGCAGTCAAAGTGTTGGCAGGGACGACTCTAAGAACATCAAGGAGGCAGCAGCATGGCTGTGGAAAAACGAACCAGGGATAGCAAGGCATTACCGTCTCCCTACAGAATGAAAGTGCCTCCTGTACCCATTAGGTACGACCGGAAAGTAGGTATTCCTTTACAACCCAAGGAAAAGAAATGAAGGGCTTGCTTTCCCCTAAAGTCATGATTGTCATCAAGGAAGAAAAGGACGAGAGTTGTCCGCTTCCCACGCAAGACGAGGCTTTGAACGAAGAGAACAAGGCGATTGCAAGAGAGAAGGCGATGTATGGCCCTGAGCGAGAGGGTGATACGCAATTTTGGAGAGACTTAGGCGCAAAGTGGCGTATCTCTGCAAGCCAAGCGCAAGAAAGGCGTTGCGGCAATTGCGAATACTTCGACATGGACATGGAAGATTGCCTGCCAGAAGTTGCACTCTGGAAGCAAGAAAGGCCCAGAGGTAACGAACCCTAAGCAGGCTATCGCTATTGCCCTGTCTGAGGCAGGAAAGGCTAGGAAAAAGTGACTGCCGCTTGGACTAGGAAAGAAGGTAAGAACGCTAAGGGCGGTCTGAACGAAAAGGGCAGGAAGTCTTACGAGGCTGCAAACCCTGGTTCTAACTTAAAGGCTCCGGTAAAGAGTGGAGATAACCCACGCAGAGCGAGTTTTCTAGCGAGAATGGGTAACATGCCAGGGCCAGAGCGTAAGCCTGATGGTAGCCCGACTAGACTTCTTTTAAGTCTAAAGGCGTGGGGTGCGAGCAGCAAGGAAGATGCAAGAGCGAAAGCAAAGGCTATTTCTGCGAGGAACAAGAAGTGAAGCGCAGAAAGGGTCTGTTAGACGAAGAGAAGTTCCTGCCTCCTCTGCCAGAGCAGTTGCCGAGAGGTGTGAGTTCGCTTCCAGGGTACGGGCAGACGAGTCCTGTAGCGCAGGGATTACTAGGGTTTACAGGTAGGAACCCAACGTACTCGGTGATGGATCCACAGGCTCAAGAAATGTCTGATGCTTATAGACTAGGCGAGCAGGCGAGCGTTGCTAGTCAACTGTACGGGTCGGTACTACCCTTTGCTGCTGCTTCTACGATGGCAAGCGCACAGCGAGCAGGAAGTTTGTTGAGTCCGCTTACTGTGTTTCATGGTTCTCCGCACAAGTTTAGTAAGTTTGATGCGAGCAAGATCGGTACAGGCGAAGGCGCACAAGCGTACGGGCATGGCCTTTATTTTGCCGAGAACCCTGCGGTAGCTAAACAATATCAAGAGAGTTTGTCTGATTTCGATATGTTGGTTGATGGTAAGCCTTTCAATCCTACAAATCCTGCTCATCGTGCGGCACTTGAAGTAAAACAAAGAGGCGGTGATGTAGCAATTAAAGACATAGTAGCTAGTTACAACCAGCAAATAAAAGACCTCAAATCAAGAAATGTTCGGTGGGCTGATGAGCTAGCAAAATCTAAACAAGAAGAACTGCCGTTCATAAAGTCAGGAAAACTACCTGTTTATTCAGAGTCAACTAAAGGCTCCCTTTACACAGTAGACCTACCAGACGAACAAATAGCAAAGATGCTAGATTGGGATAAGCCGCTGAGTCAGCAGTCACCAGAAGTAAAGAAGTTCATAGATGAAAACGGAAGGCCCATTCTCGATACTTTTGCTGATCTTGAGCGTAGAGGATTGACTAAAGGCATTTACAAAAACATATGGGATATGCCTGGGAAAACTATTTTTGATGTTTTTGGGAAAGGCGGCCAAACAGAGGCTAAATTAAAACAGGCTGGAATACCTGGGGTTCGCTATTTAGACGAAGGATCTCGTACTAAAGGCGGTACAAGTAACTTCGTAGTATTCCCAGGAGAAGAAAGCAAGCTAAGGATTATGGAAGTAAACGGAAGGCCTGTAGTCATAGACGAAGAAGAGCTAAGACGATCAGGATTGCTTGGTCAAGGTGTTGCACAGTAACAACAGAAGGATAGTAAAATACAGTGGAAAACAAATGGATTCCTCCAAACGCAGGAATGGGCAGACCGAAGGGTGCGCCTAACAAGTCTACTGCGGCAGTTAGGGAAGCCATTGCAAAGATGGCGGAACTAAACGCACCTCGTTTTGCTTTATGGCTAGATGAAGTAGCGCAGAAGAGCCCAGAAAAGGCTTGCGATATTTATCTCAGGGCTATCGAGTACCACATACCTAAGCTAGCAAGGACAGAGGTAACAGGTCAGGACGGGCAACCAGTTGCTTTGCAAGTGACATGGGCGCAACCAGAATAATCATCCCGTATGCACCGCGAGCGCAACAGCTACAGATCCACCATGCGCTTGCAGACAAGCGGTTTGGGGTTGTTGTGGCTCACCGGAGATGTGGAAAGTCGGTTTCTGCTGTCAACCACATCATCAAGTCCGCAATAGAGAATCAAAGGGAGGCTCCAAGATATGCGTTTATTGGGCCTACCTACTCCCAGACAAAACGAGTTATCTGGGATTACCTCCTCAAGTTTACCGAGCCCCTTAACGCCACCGCGAATATTGCAGAGCTTCGGGTTGATTTCTGGGGCAGACGCATCCAACTTGCGGGGTCTGATAACCCAGACTCTCTTAGAGGACAGTATTTTGATGGCGTTGTATTCGACGAATTCGGGGATCAGAACCCTAAAATTTGGTCGGAAGTGGTTCGTCCGGCCTTATCGGACAGAATGGGATGGGCGTTATTCCTCGGAACCCCAAAGGGAAACAACCACTTCAAGACCCTGAGAGACCATGCAGAGCAGCATAACGATTGGGCCTTACTTGAGTTCCGAGCATCCGAAACTGGTCTTATCCCTCAGACTGAACTCGATGCAGCCAAGTCCGAGATGGGAGATGACAAGTACCTGCAAGAGTTTGAGTGTTCCTTTGACTCAGCAATCGAAGGAAGTTACTACGGGCAACTTCTCAATGAGTTACCGTCTGAGCGATTCCACGACATCCCTGTAGATGGATTGGCCAAAACTTATGCAGCCTGGGATCTAGGCATAGGCGACTCAACTGCAATCTGGGTTTGTCAGAGAGTGGGCTTAGAGACACGACTCATTGACTTTGTAGAGAACCACGGCCAAGGGCTTGACTGGTATGTGAACTGGTTGAGAACGAATCACTACGAGACAGCCGAGCAGTTACTGCCTCACGACGTACAAGTCAGAGAGTTAGGCTCAGGAAGGTCTAGGTTAGAACTCCTGCAAGAAGCAGGGCTAAACATCACGATTGTGCCGAGAATGGGTGTTGACGATGGGATACAAGCCGTGAGAAGGCTAATTCCCTTTTGTTGGTTTGACTCCAAGACTAAGCGTGGAGTGGACGCGCTAAGGAATTATCGGCGACAATACGATGATAAGCGTCAAGTTTATTGGGACAAGCCTCTTCATGACTGGGCATCTCATGCGAGCGACGCATTTCGGTATCTTGCGGTTGGCATGTCAGAAACAACGAGCTGGTCTAAGCCGCTGAAACCTAACGTATCTTGGGTGGTCTAAATGGATGACGGACGATTAAAGGCGATTCTCCAAGGTGAGATTGATAACGCGATAGGTTTCTTGGAGACCGAGACGGTCGAGCAGCGCAAGAACGCGCTCACTGCCTACATGCGTGATCCCTACGGGAACGAGGTAGAGGGTCGCAGCCAGATCGTAACCGGTGAGGTCGCAGAAGCGGTAGACGGGATGCTCCCGCCTCTCATGCGTCTTTTTACTTCTGCTGACCAGATTGGTGTGTTCGAGCCTGTAGGCCCAGGCGATGAGCAGTTAGCAAAACAGGCAAGTGAGTACACAAACTGGGTGCTCATGAAGCAGAACCCAGGCATCTCGATCATGCACGACTGGTTCAAGGACGCGATCCTTCAGAAGGTCGGGGTTATCAAAGCCTACTGGGATGACTCGATAAGCGTCACTAAAGAGCAGTACGCAAACCTTACCGACGATGAATTAGCTCTCATCATGTCTGATGGCACGATGGAGATCGCGGCGCAAGAGACGATTGAGCAGAATATTGACGGTCAAATGATGCGCGTTCATAACGTCGCGCTTATGAAGAAAACAAAGGCCGGAAAGATCAAGATTGAGAATGTGCCTCCCGAAGAGTTCTTGATCTCTAAGGCAGGCAAGACGGTAAGAGACACACCTTTCGTCGCGCATAGGAAACTCATCACAAGGTCTGATTTGGTTGCGATGGGGTTTGATGCAGAGGTCGTGATGAACCTGCCTGTCTACAACGATCTTGAATTTTCTGCTGAGTACATTGCAAGATACAACCGAGACGAGCAGCCTTACATGGAGCCAAGTCTTGATAAGTCCATGCAGACGGTTGAGGTGTTTGAGTGCTACCTAAAGACTGACTACGACGGAGATGGGATTGCAGAACTAAGACGGGTTCACTTTTCAGGGAATGAAATCCTAAGTAACGAGGAAACCGACTATGTGCCGTTCTACACCCTCTGTCCTATTCCGATACCTCATAGGTTTTTTGGGGATTGCCCTGCTGATCGTACAGTTGATCTCCAGCTTATCAAGACTACTCTAACGAGGCAGATGCTTGATAACCTGTACCTACAGAACAACTCTCGCATGGGAGCGGTCGAAGGCCAGGTCAACCTCGATGATCTCTTAAGCGTTACACCTGGTGGTGTAGTCAGGATGAAGAATCCTGGCGCACTTGTTCCCATCCAGGTTAATCCTGTTGCTCAACAGGTATTCCCGTTCATGGAGTACCTAGATTCCATCCAGGCCAAACGTACGGGCGTTACAGAGGCTTCCCAAGGGTTAGACCCCAACATCCTACAGAACGTGACTGCTGCGGCCATAGCAGCCCTTACGCAAGCCTCACAAGGCAAGATCGAGTTAGTCGCTAGGATCTTCTCTGAAACGGGTGTAAAAGACTTATTCAAAGGGTTATTACATCTTTTATGCAAGTACCAGGACAAAGCAGTCATCATTCGGATGCGCGGCCAGTATGTTCAGTACGACCCGCGAGAGTGGTCGAACCAGTACGACTGCACAGTGAATGTCGGACTTGGTACGGGGAACATCGAGCAAAAGATGGCGATGCTTTCGATGGTTCTTGCAAAGCAAGAGCAGATCATTCAAGCGTACGGCCCGAACAATCCTTTAGTGTCTGTCTCGCAATATCGTGCGACGCTCGGAAAACTGATTGAGGCAGCAGGCTTTGTAGACTCGGCTGAGTTCTTCAAACAAGTAACACCGGATGTTGATGCTGCACTTGCACAACCTCAGCAACAAGGCCCAGATCCTGCCGTACAAATGATGATGGCACAGGCTCAAGCAGACATCGAGATTAAGCGTCAGAAAGCTATGGCAGACATTCAGCTAGCGAGAGAGAAGGCTTTAGCTGAACTTGAGTTAAAGCGCATGGAGTTTGAAGCAGAGGCGCAGATGAAGGCCATGAAGGTGGGTGCAGGAATTACGTCCAACATTGAGATACCAGGATAGCCATGTTAAACGAACTTTTGCCAACAACCTGGGGTACTTTTACACCTCAACAGAAGGTCGACTGGTTTAACGCAAACAACATCACCGCTGATGTTTTGAGATACGCTGGCATCCCAGAATCTGATGTGCAAGCAAGTATCTCAATGGGCTTAAAGCAGATGCAGTCCTTTGCGCCGTTCACAGAAGGCCCGCAAGGAACTAGTTTGCCGACACCGACGCTTCAGTCCTTTTACTCAACCTTACCAACGGCGCAAGTTCCTTACTCGTTTAGATCTGGGGTCTCTGGGTACACAAATTTGCTACCCCAAAGCCTTGAGTTTGGCGTTCCTGCTGCGCCTCCTATTGTTAGGACGTTGCCTCCTGCTAGCAACACAGGCAATGCTGGCACTGGAACATCTGGCGGAACAGGAACATCGGGTGGATCTGGAACGTCGGGTGGGATAACCAATACTGATGTTTTGCAATCAGGTCTTGAGAATTACGTTCCAGAGGCGTTCTCTCTTCCAGCATTGACACAAGCCTATGAGGACATGACGGGCGTGACTTACGGTGGGATTGAGACAGCGCCTTCTTACATGGGCGGCAAGATTGGTGACGAGCATCTTGCTAGCTATGAGGGCGGTGGGTTCGTGGCTGGCCTGTTAGGGCCAAAGCCTGCTAACCAAGATGACGGTTATGGTTCGCTGCAAAAGGGCGAATATGTCATACGGAAAAAGGCTGTCAACAAGTATGGCGAGGACTTTTTAGAGGCTTTGAACGAGTCAAGAATCTCAAAGAAAAAGGCTAAAGGTCTTTTATGACGCAGCGATGGGAACGAGCAAAAGCATTACTTGGTGATGAGTTTCTGACAGAAATCTTTGATGAGTTGGAAAAAGACAACATCGAGCGTATCATCAATAGTAATCCTGATGACATTGACTTACGCGAAGAGTCATACGTGGCAATTCGCGCAGTGCGTCAGGTCAAGGCGCGTCTTGAATCTGTTGCCGCCGAAGGCGAGATAGTGAAGAGACGATTTAAGATTTTTAAGTAGAGGTTAGTGTATGGAAAGCGGCAACCCGCAAGGGACTAGCTTGACAGTGGGACAGGCAGCAGAATCGTTTCTTGGCATGATGACTGGCGGAGAACCTCCACGGGAGCAAGTTCAGGATCAGTCAGAAGAGCAAGAATATGCGGCCAGTGAATCCGAGCATGAGGAAGCGGTAGAGGAAACTCAAGAAGAGGAACAGCGTTTTGTGGTGAAAGCCGCAGGTGAAGAACGCGAGGTGACCCTCCAAGAGTTGATCGAAGGCTACCAAAAGGGTACGGATTACCATAAAAAGACTAACGCGCTTGCCGAGCAACGCAAGGCTGTAGAGGCCGAGAGGGTTGCTGTTGAGCAAGCAAAACAGGCGAGAGACGCATATGCTCAACGCTTGCAGGCTATGGATCAGTTCCTAAGCCAACAGATGCAAGGTGAGGATATTGAAAGTTTGAAGGAAACCGACCCCATCGCGTATGCGGTTAAGGTCGCAGAGCAGACCAGGCAAGAGAAGCAGATCCAACAGATTCGTGCTGAACAGCAACGCATTGCTAGAGAGCAACAGGCAGAGCGTGAAGCGCATATGGAAAAGCATCTTGAGCAGGAAGCGAAAAGGGTAGCCGAGGCTATTCCTGAGTACGCACATCCTGAGAAGGGTGAGAAAGTTCGCTCTGAACTTCGTAGTTTTGCAAAGAGTATTGGTTACTCAGATGCAGAGCTAGCAAACGCAACTGACTCTCGCGCTGTGTTGACGTTGTGGATGGCAAGTCAGTACCAGAAACTGCAAAAGGCAAAGCCTGGTGTAACCAAGAAGGTTGCCGAGGCTCCCAAGATGCTAAAAGCTGGTAATGCCACAGGTAAGACCATAGCAACAGAAGCAGCAAAACAGGACTTTGCGCGACTTAGAAAGACTGGCTCTCGACAAGACGCTGCAAGGGTTTTTGAAAGATTCTTGTAATTAGGAGTTAGAAATGACTGTTCCTTCAGGTACATTCCAGACTTTCACGGCTGTCGGTCAGCGTGAAGATCTAACCGATGTTATTTACAACATCAGCCCGACCGAGACACCTATCCTTTCGTCGCTTGCTCGCACCAAAGCAACGGCTGTCTACCACGAGTGGCAGACCGACACGTTGGCAGCAGCAACAACCAACAACGCACAGGTTGAAGGTGACGACGCTACAGCAGCAACCATTAGCCCGACGACTCGTCTCGGCAACTACACACAGATCGTTGCTAAGACGATCCAGGTGTCAGGCACGATGATGGCCGTTGACCTTGCTGGCCGTCGCGCAGAGAAGGCTTATCAGCTTTCGAAGGCTTCGCAAGAGCTCAAGCGTGACCAAGAAACCATTCTTGCCGCTAACCAAGGTCGCAGTGCTGGCAACTCGTCCACGGCTCGCAAGTTGGGTTCGCTTTTGTCTTGGCTCAAGACTAACTCGAACTACAACACGACTGATGGTGCTAACCCCACCACAATCGGCGTGAGCACACGTTC